TTATTGGAATTCTGGTACAACATAGACTTTGATAAATACATCATGCTTCATTGCGAATTTTTCTAAGGTTTTTTGCCTGTGTTCTGTCACTGTAAAAAAATGAATGATGGGTACTTTACCATTGTATTTATTTTTATAATACGTTGTAAATTCACCATATCTATTCATTTTCTCACTGTTAATGTTCATCATTTGAGTCCGATCTATTTCAACAGCATTTAAAATCCCTTCTTCATCTCGAAATTTAACGTCTGGAATAATTGTCTTCTTTTTATCATCTATTTTATAACGTATAGCTGTTTCTATCTGCCAGTCATCCGGACAAAACAGATAGAGCCAAGCTTCATTTCTCATAAGGCTGTGTGCTAATCGAATTGTTGGTACTATCTTTTCTGTATCATCGAATAGCGCACGCCCTTTTTTATTTAAGTAATATACATATTCTTTTTTATACACTGTACTGTTAACAAACGATCCCAAATCCTTTAATATACGGTTTGCATTTCTTATGCCACCTAAATCATGTATAGCCATTAAATGCCTACGTGTAGCGAATTTCAGCTTTCTAATCGAGGTCAGAATCATCATCTGACGATTCAATTTGATGTGTGTTTGTATGTTCATGTTTCTCCACCTCATATTGTTTTAGTACATTCCACATCGTTTCATTAGAAATATAAGGTACTTGAATTTCTGTTAACCTATCTGTTTTAAACAAAGCGCGTCCAGGTATACTTTTAATGGATTCCAATCCACATTCATCTATAACCACTTGAGAAGCTGTTTGTGTCGGTAATCTAAATCCTAACTTCGCATCTGAATTTTGCTTAACTTGTCGTGGCAATGTATCTCCAGTCGGATATTGTGTACAAAAAATCAACCTGAAGCCAAGCGCCCCACCAATCCTTGCTATATAAGAAAGCATCCTTTGACATGCGATCAATAACTTTTGCTGCTCTTTATCCATACTTTTATCCGGGCAAAGTTCCGCACCTTCATCAACTATGATAAAATGTCGTTCTTTTATATTTGTTTCTACAACGTTTGTATAGTGTCTTTCCTTCATATAGCACATTTTTTCTTCCATCTTTTTAAGAATTGTATTTAAAACCTGAAACGCTTGAATCGGCTTTTCTGCAATAGATTCAACTTGCTTTAAATTTTGATATGGCCCGAATTCTAATCCACCTTTTAAATCAACAATATATAAATGAGTATGGTCTGATTGTGCTGTAATAAGAGATGTCATTACATTCTTTAGAAAAACGGTTTTTCCCATACGTGTTAAACCACCTAAAGTCATGTGTGGAGTTTTATCAAAATCATGATAAATTAATTCTTCTAAGCTTTGTCCTATAGGTACAAGCCATTCCCCTTGTTCAACTAATGTTTCGGACCACCTCCACTTATTAGGTATGTCTTTATGAAATACTCGAATGCTTAATTTATAATTATCATAATGAATCCGAACAGGTTTGTTTAACCCCTCACTTACAACATCCTCAACCTTTTGAATGATTTTGCTGGGCATACCTACAGGTAAAATGTAAATATATGTTGTGCTGCGATCATCATCGATTTGTTTTTGAAACTTAGGATAATGCAACTTATCATCCCTTTTAATAGCAATACCACTCACCTCAAAAAAGACTTGGATCTTCTTTTTATCCCCATCCTTTCGTTTGAACTTATCACTTACTAATGCATAAGTTAGTGCTGCCGTGGGAACCAGTAGTAACTCCAACATAAACATTTCCCCCTTAAATATCCTATAAGGATATCATTGCACTCTTTTGGAATATGACGGGACAAGTCTTTCTTTATACCTTCTCTGTTGTCCCACCCTTCCATATTGTATTCCTTCATAGAAACATAAATAGAACATAACGTAGAAGGTATAAGAACGAGCCCGTAAGCGTTGTGTACAAAGTAATACGTGGAAGCCAATGTGGAACATTCTTCCCCATTTTTTCTGCTACCTTCATTGCAACTACTGACAAACCTGTTGCCGTCCAAATAACTACCGCTTCTCCTGCGAGTGTCATACCCATTCCTCCTCTTCTTTTTCACGAAATATAATACCTTTTCTTGTAACGACTGCATCATAACAGTCCATTAAAGTTTCCCAATTTAAAATATCTTCTTCCTCACCGTATAGATCCTCTTCAATAACCTGGGATAAACTGAAATATCTTTTATATTCCTTGTTATTAAACACTTCATGATTTTTCATATGATTCATAATTGATTCCGTTTCTGCTCTTGATCTGGATTCATTGTACATCGAGCGTAATTCCTTTGACGGATGAAGATATGGAGTTGTGTTCAGATGATTGTACTGCCAACGCATGTAATCCGCTCCCCTCTTGATGCCCTTAGTTCCACTTGGTATTCCTCGTGGTCTTGATATAGGTATATGAACTAGAATGAAGGAATTTGCCTGTCCTACGAGAAAAAATACAAAAGACAAACATAAAAGAGGTGGTAACATGAAAAGCCGTTTAAAAGAAATTTTAGATAACCGAGGAATGAAATATAGTTTTGTAGCAAAAAAAGCAAACATCGCAAGCTCGACGATGTCAGCTTTAGTTAAAGGTGGATTACCTACCTTACCTGTCGCGTATCGAATAGCTAAAGTGTTGGATATGCGTTTAGAAGATATTTGGATTGAAGATGATTATGAGGACAAATAAAAAAGAGCCGCTCAACAATGAAGTGACCCCTAAAAGTTAGACACGGTTATTTCATTAGGCAGCTTGATAAAAGTGAGTCCGGTATTGTACCGGGCTCATTTTTAATTTTGCCTTAATCCGTTTCGTATTATAATAATCTATATATTTTTCTAATTCTATTTTAAAGTGCTCTACATTTTCAAATTCTTTTATGTAGAGGAACTCCGACTTCATAATCCCAAAGAAATTTTCTATTACTGCGTTGTCGTAACAGTTGCCTTTTCGAGACATACTCTGGACGATAGCTCTTGATTCAAGTGTCCGGACGTACTGTCTCATTTGATAATGCCATCCTTGATCCGAATGCATCAGTAGCTGGTGGGTTTCAGGTAAACGTTCCAATGCTTTCTCTAACATGTCTGAAACAAGCGAATACGTCGGTCTAGAACCAATTGTATAGGTAATAATTTCACCATTATACAAATCTAATACAGGTGATACATACAGTTTTTCTCCAAACAATTTAAACTCTGTGATGTCTGTTACCCACTTTTGATTCGGTGCATCTGTATGAAAATTACGCTCTAAAATATTAGGTGCAATTCTACCGACTTTTCCTTTATAGGATTTATATTTCTTCATACGCACAACACACTTTAACCCAAGCTCTTTCATAATGCGCTGAACCTTCTTGTGGTTCACTTTCTGGCCACGATTCGTTAATTCATCACGAATGCGACGATAACCATAACGACCTTCATTTTCCTCATAAATCGCTTTAATCTCAGCTTTCAAATCGGCATCTACATCTGGACGATTCATTTTCTTTACTAAATCATAATACGTGCTTCGAGGAATAGTAGCTAGCTCCACGAGTGCCTTCACCGAATATTTATGCCTTAATTCATAGACTACTTGCGCTTTGTCTTGTTTTGTGATTTTTCCTTGTTTTGAACTAAGGCATTTAACTTTTTTAAGTACTCATTTTCCATCTCAAGCTGTTTAATGCGTGCTTCAAGTGCTTCGACTGATCCTTCAGCTAAAGGTTGTTTTACTTGTTTATTTGAATCTTTTTTCATGGATGGACGCCCCTTTTTCTTAGATTGAAGGGCATCAATTCCTTGTGTTTCGAGCTGTTTTTTCCAAACAGAAATCGTTGAAGGGGCAGGAATATTAAAGATAGCTGCCGTCTCAAATAAGGACATACCGTTTTCAATCATAAAGTTTAGTACGTCTAGTTTAAATTGTTGTGTGTAATTTGTACATCGTTTTAGAAAAGCTTCCAGACCATTCTGTTTATATTGGTTTACCCAATTCAAAATGATTGTGTCACTTATACCGAGCGATCTACCCATTTCTCGATAACTTTCATTTCCGTTCAAATAACGTAGAACGATTTGTATTTTTTCATCAGCTGTAAATTTAGCCATAGAAAAACTGCACCCCCAATTGTTAGACTGTGTCTAACAATTGGGGTGCAGTTCAACAACGGCTCTTTTTTATAAAACTATTCTTTTGTATAGTAGTATGTTTTATTTTTCAAACTTCACATATTCACCAGAAACCCATTGGTCGCCACCAACATTATACCAACCGTCTCTATATCCCCAAGACTGATATCTTTCACTTTGGTACACATTTTTTACGACACCATAGTTAGTTCCTGGACCAGTACGAACGCGTAATACATCAGCTGTAATAGTCACTACACCAATGCCATCAATTGAAGGTTTAGAAGGTGTTGGTGCATTTTCTCCTGTATAACGAATATATGATGAATCATTATATACCCACTGATCGCCACCCAAGTTTAGCCAACCATTTGACTCACCCCATACTTGGTAGCATTCTCCTTTACCTAACTTACGAATAACTGCATATCCAGTTCCAGGTCCTTTTCGTAAATTCACGTTATCGCCATTAATGTAAGCAACTTTTGTACCATCATTTGAAGGTGGAATAGGAGTTGGCATTACTGGACTACCTCCACCGTTATATGCATTTTGGGCTCTTTCAATAAAACTATTCCATCGTCCTTCTGCTAACATACGATGAGGACAATACTTTCCACTCCATGATTGATGTGTGCGAACTTTACTAATTGGAATATTGTACTGTTTCATTAGTTGAGCTACAACGATAGCTGCATTATCTTCCGCTTTATAATATCGATCTCCACCACTTAGAGAGTAACAGATTTCAACTCCAATAGATTTACGATTTCCGTTACCGCCACCATCACCACAATGCCAAGCGTTACGCTCTAAAGGAATTCCTTGTACAGCTTCCTTATCATCTACCGCGATATGAAACGAAACTTGGTTGTCATTACGAATCATATAAGCTACTTCGTTTTCTGCCGTAGCATCATTATACGTATTATGAACTGTGATAAATTCTGGATTCATTGTATACGGACACTTTATACCATATTTACTTGGGTCAACTAATTTTTTTCTGATTTCCATTATTGAACATCTCCTTTTTTCTCTTCTTGTTTTTGTTTACCACCTAAAATTTCAACTGCATTTGTTAATGCTGAAGGTAAGGGGATTCCCATACGACCAGCGTTTTCTAAAAGCGAAAGTAACTCATTGCCCATGAAGAAGAAAATAGTCGCTTCACGAATTGCATTATTACTTCCAAGTACTGTATCTAGCTGGGCGGCCGCACCGACCAAAATAAAAAGCACCACCTTTTTGGCGATGCCTTTGAAACCAACTTTACTTTTTAACTCTCCGTTATAACCTGCTGCAATCATGCCAGTTAAATAATCAATAACTGCCATCGTCACTAAGACTTTCAATGTTGCATCCCATCCTCCCAAGAAATACCCACAGAAGCCACCAAACGTAGCTATAAATGTTTTCAATAATACATCAATACGATCCATCTTTCTCTCTCCTTTTTAAGCTGCAAAGCAACTTGGGTCCATTCCAAATATCTCTGCAATATCTTCCTCACTTCTATCTTTTAAATAAGATTCAGTTGTGGAAATATCAGAATGGTTAGCAAGTGATTTTAGTTTTTCAAGCGGTACTCCTTGTACTTTCAAATTATCTAATCTGCTATGACGGAAACAGTGAGGATTCATTTTAAATTCCTTCCCTTCCTTTTCGTTCAGCATCTTAGCAAATATGTCGCACCAATAATTAAATACACTCTTGTTCAGTCTTTTTCTCTCACCATTCTTATAAACACGCACAAACAAAGCTGGAATAGTATCCTTACCTCGCTGATTTATATATAAACGAATGCATTTCTGCACCCGGTGATTGTAATATAATCTAAACTTTTTGCCGCGTTTTCCTCGTACCACATTTGTATAATATTGTTCTGTTAGCCCTTCTTTTTGAACTTGATAAACCTCATTCTTCCTAGCTGCACTGTAATAAGACAGCGCCAAATACGTTGCTAGCATATATTTTTCTTGTTCAAGTAATTCATCGATTAGCCAATTAATCTGGTCCTCAGTAATAAATGTAATTTCTCTAATGGGGTTCTTAGGTAAACCACGTACCCGTGAACCTACATTAAATTCATACTCATAGTCATCATCATCCGCACAAAACTCAAGTGCTGAACGTAAAGCGCTCATCAATCCATTTACACGCGCATTAGACATTCCCATCTCTTGAAAGATAATAGATAAGTTTCGAATGTCTTTACGTGTTAATTCAACCAGATTTTTATTTTCAAAGTGTTGATGTATTAGAAACAAAATAATTCGCAAATCCCAATTGTATTGCTGTAAAGTGCTTGCCGCTTTCCCTTGCGATTTCTTTTCAATGAGAAAATCTTTGACTAGGCTTTTATTTTTTTGGCTAACATGCTTTTCATAAATTACTTGGTCTACTATTCGTTTCACACTGCTCATCTCCTCAAAATAAAAAGAGAAGCTAAATCGCTCCTCTTGATCTATGAATTGAATTTACGCAAAGCCGTACTTTGTGCAAAATAAAAAACAGCTTATGGCTGCTCTGGTTTCCCGTTTATTAATTTTTGTACTAATTCTTTTAATGTAGACACATCGTTTGTTAGTGTCGCAACCTGCTCTTTTAGTTGTTGATTCTCCCTTTTAACAGTAGTTAACTCTTCGTTAAATTGATGATACTGCTGTTGGAAAGCTGCAATAAAGATTGAAACAGTATTATATAAATTAATGGCCCGTTTCTCTTTATCTGTAAATATATCTTCCGTATCATCTGCAATCATACCGAAATACGTTTCAATTTCTTTTGTTGTATATGGTTCTGTTTGTTCTTCCGGCTTGTTCACACGCATTTGATACAGATCATACATGTCGTCCTTGAAGTTGTACTGTTTGATAGCTAAACTCATGATTTTATCAAGAGCTGAGAAAGGAATATCTTTTATATTTTCTTTCATATTTCTAGCTGATGTAGTTTTAAAGGCTTTTGCCCACATATTTTGAGTAGCTATCGCATCCTCTTCCGCATATAGCGTTCTTAGTTGTATATCTCTCCATCCGCTACCTTGACTATCTTTAATTTGCAAACCGTTGTTATAACCGGATACAAGGCTTGACCTTATCGTTACCCTCCCCATAATTAAATCATGATCATTAGCACCATTCACTATGTGTATTTCATTAGGGCTGTTTTTTCTTCTAAAAGTAAACTGCCCCCAGTTATTATTAAAAGAATGAGGCTCCGTTGTGGTCACACTGAAGGAACCAGCTCCAGATGTCCATCCTTCAGATTCTATCTCAATATTATTCAAACATTTGAAACGTAATTTCCCGGCTGCATACATATCCATATGTCCACCATCATTTAGCATTTGGATATATGATGACCATATATTATCTCCTTCAGCGGTTTCGCCCTTAGAGATTCCTAGTTTTGCCCACGCTTTAGTAGGTTGATCGACTCCATTAATTCGTGGCATCGTTTGATAAATATAGAACGATCCTGTACCCCTGTATTTAATGTTATCAGACCCAAGGACGAGCGAAGGTTGAATACTTCCATCTGTCGACTCCATAAACCCCATATAACCGCGAGCTTTATTTACATCAAAAATTTTAAAGTCTTGCTTGTTTATTTCAACAAATCTACTTCCAGTAGTTCTAAGTGTTACTCCTTCTAAAACTTGCCCTTTGATATGATCTGCTGTAATAAAACCTCTTAAGTTAATCCTATTCGCATTCAAAGTAATGTTTTCTTTACTCATATTGAATGCTGCGATTACATCATTTTCTTTTACGGATATACTAACGCCCTTTTCAGTTAACTGAAGACGGGTTTCCATATCTCTTACATAAGATGATGTGGCAAATTGCCCATTTGCTTGATCTTTTGTATATACCTCTGTCTTTTTGGCTGAAGCATTGATCCCCTGTTCATTGATAGTAAAGCGGTTATCAATCAAAGTCATTTTTTGATTAAATTGCTCAGTTGCAAGTTTGTTAGCTAGTTCGCCCAATAAATCTTGTTTATTTTTATCAACTGTTTGTTTCAACTCAGGTATCTTAAATCCAGCAACATAATCTTCTACTTGTTTAAGCTCAACTTTTGCACCGATTGCTGTTGCCTGTTGTTCGAGTTTTGTATTTGCATCAGTAAGTTTTTTCCCTTGATCTGATACTACATTATTTAAATTGCTCACTGTGGAAGATAATCCAGTTGCTGTTTGTTCTACTGTAGTCATGCGCTTTTCGAATCCGGCTTGGCTATCCTGCACCTTAGTTACAGTAGATTTTACACCATCTACACTTTTTTCAATCTCGGTTGTTTTTTTGGTGAATTCATCGGTTGTCACTTGATCTTCTGGAGCTGGTGTCCATCCGGTAGCTTTATTACCTATTTCAATTTGAAAATTAGAAATGATAATTTTTGCTCCAGTTGTGAAATTATCTAATCTCATATTTACAGCCTTAAAAGCACTATCACTAATCGTGATTACACCCAAATATTTACCGCTTAAGTTTTGAGGAGAAAATGTAATTTTGGATGCAATAAGGGGATAAGGATTACTCCCTTGCATATACATAGTACCCGATGGTGTCGTTGTACCTTCAACTTTCCAATCAAAGGAAACACAAATTTCCTTATTTAGAATTGCACTAGAATCCCCACCTGCAAAATTATAAATACTTAAAGTTTGATTCGCTGTATTATTACCAATTAAACTAGCTGGGATTGATGTACCAAGAACAACATTTCGTCCACCTATTTTAGTGTTATTGACTTTGGTCTCTACACTCGTTAGCTTCTCACTGATTTTTCCGGCTTCTTCTTTAATTTCAGTTGTTGTTTTCTTAAGCTCACTTGTTGTTTGTTGTACATCAGAAATCGTCTTTTTTGTCCCTTCTACGGTTTGTTCGACTGTATTTAATTTATTACTGATTTCAGTATCTTTTTTTGTTAACGATTCAATAGAAGTTTTAAAACCATCTGCGGTTTGCTCTGATTTCGTTACACGTTCCGTAAGCTTTCCTTGCTCACTCTGGATATTGCTAACAGTAGTATTTACACCTTTAATGCTGTTTTCAATCTCCACTGTTTTTTTAGTAAAGTCTGTTCCTGTAACTTGATCTTCATTGGCTAATTTAAACGATGATGGCTTATTCCCTGCTTCGACTTGGAAGTTCTTCATTTTTACAGTACCTGAAGCTGAACGCAAAAAGATTTGTAACCTTATAAATTTGATTTCTTTATCTTCTATTATTTGAGATACTCTTCCATATCTCTTATATCTATTCGTCCCTTCTGGAACAATTTTCCCATAACACGCTTCAAACCACGATGTTTTTCCATCAGCATATTCAACTCTTAATTCAATTCCAACACTATTATTACTGGCTGTTCCATGTTTAAGGTTAATTGTTTCAGCGTCAAAACTTAAATAGACTTGCTTTCCTCTAAAGTCATTGTATGCATCTTTAGAAATATCAAGTGCATCACCTTTATTATCGGTTTCATTCGTATTTGTATATATAAACTCTCGATCTCCGGTCAAAACATAATTACGAACACCAATAACTGTATTATCTACTTGCGTTTTAAGTTCTGTAAGAGTCTGTTTCGTCCCCTCAGCTGTTGTCTTAATCTCGTTTGTCTTCTGCTCCAACTGTGACAAGCCTTCATTTGTTTTCTTTAATTCGGACTTCTCTGCTTTCTGTGTAAGAGCCTCAGTTGTTTGACTCATAGATGTGTTAATGTCCTTGAATTTCTGTACGTTCCCTTGTTTATCAGTTTCGTAAATTTGTTTACCTATGAAACCATCTTTAATCTCATCTTTCGTATAAACACCTGATTTATCGGCCTTATCTTTCAGCTGAGTATCAATCCAGGTCTGGTCCACTTTACCATTAACTTGCTTTTGAACATCCACTATTTGTCCAGCTATCTCTTGCGCTTTACCTTCCACACTTTGAACCTTTTGATTTAACTCTGTTTTGGCGGACTCAATATCTTTATTTACCTGCTCAAGTGTTTCTTTCTTAACAGATTCAACATCAGGTACAACCGATTCCCAAGCTACGCCTGTCCATATTTTTAAAATACCAGGCTTTCCATTGCTAATATCACGCCAAAGTGTTTTATAAGGCTTAAGTCCTGTTGTCGGTGGGTTCTTAGCTTCTATGATGTCTACCGTGTTATTTTTAAGATTCTCTTGAACTTTCTCAGCCAATGTTTTCGCTGCTTCGGATTCTTTCTTAGCATTACTAGCTGTTTCATTTGCATCTTTCACTAATTTATCTAACTGATCTATCAGTTCTTGCTTACTTCCCAGTGAACTAAGAATACGATTGTATATCTTTCGTAGTTCTTCATTTGGATCTGTAATCTCACGGTAATCACCAAATGCGTATTTATCTTGCGAAGGATCAGTATGTGATTCATCACCAACGATTGCCCTTGCTTCTAAATAAAGCTTAGGTGTAAATCCAATATCTTTAATTCGGATTGTATCTCCTTCATTGATTAACTCGTGAGCTAGTCCAAATACACGTCCTATACTTTGCGCTTGAACATCATAAGAAATAGAGGTATTCACACGTTTTGCTAACTCTGTTTTCATAAGAGTCAATAAACGTTCCGGTGTTATATCTAGTTCTGTTTCTGGTGTGTAAAATCCAAATTTATGTTTCCCTTTTTCGTTCCAACGTTGAAAAGCATCATTATCTACAATATAGGGCATACCTTTGTTTATATCTGCAATAGTGAGAACTTCTCCACCTTCTTTTTTGATAAAGCCGATTAAAGCTGTACAAATGTTTTGTGAGTTCTCAATACGTTTGATTCCAACTAAATCTTTACCTAACGTGACTTCCTTTCCAGTTTCTCTTCCTCTTTTTTTCACCATGTCTACATACCAACCTGCAATTTGAGAACCAACCACCTCAACACGGTATATAATTTCTAGTTCAAATAGTGAAGCAATTTTTTTTAAGAAACTCAATGGATCTATAAATTCGTCAATAGTCATAGAATGAAATCCAGCATACTCTGTTTTACCGCGCTTCCATTTTGTCCCTATAAGAGCAATATCCATAAATTCATTTACTGTCTTACCTTCAATTTTCTGTGGACGAATATAGTCATCTTTAGCAAGATTAATCCATGCACCTGATGCATAAGTAATTACGGATCTATCGTTAGGGTCTTTTTCTACTTCAGTGATTACATATGGAACAATACGCCCATCTCTTACTTCTTTTAATACTAAATTTTGTTGCATAAGTGTTGCTGCATATGTCGTGTTATCAAATACTTTAAACTCTAAAGTATCGATATTATTCTTGATTTCCCAATGACGTTTATCATCCCAATAATCTTTTGGTTGTATAGCTGAAACGATTTGACTCGTTTTAAAATCAATAACATGCAAGACTCCACTTGGTGTTCTCATCTAAATCGCTCCCTATATTTAACCTTTGCTGTTCCGATATCAGAAGGCATAATTTCTAGTGTATTCATACCTTTATTAATGACAGGGAAATTACTAAAAATATCCTTAATATTAATTGCATCCTTCCCCTCAATCGTTACATGACTATTTTCAGTATCAATTACGACTTTATCACCAACATCTACTATATAAGGCGGTGTATTTTTCGTATTTAAATTTACTTTCCAAAACTTTAAATCACTAACTGACATCGCTTCTACTGGCGGTACATCTTGCCATTGCATGATGCTAATCTGTATTTGAGCTGCTTTTTCCATGTGATAGTTATTTTCATCAGTCCACCGTGCAAAACGTTCTGAATCATCTTTTTCTGTCCCAGGAAGAAATTTTGAAATATACGCTTCCCATACATTTCCTGTTCTAGCTATCCACAATCGACCAAAATATTGATTCCATGTATTCGGATAATCACCGCTCTCATAAATCAACCCTGTTTTCCCCGGTTTGTTATCGTATCCAATAACCATCGTTCCAAAATTTTGTTCGGCTTGCCAATAGAGATCATTCATAGCAATTTTCGAAAGCACCTTACTATTTTCATCGAGTATTGCTATCTCAACGCGGCCCATTTCATTGATTTTCTTACTCTTACATGTAACGTAGGCTTGCATAATAAAATCTTGTACTGGACCACCAGGTATATTCTTTTTGACAGCTGCACCATGCCATCCTTTACCTGTTCCAGCACCAAAATCAGAACAATAAAATTGATACTTATCTGATTTCATTTCGCCAACTGGCTCACCATCTTCCATTGCGCTGACTTTACTCCATCCGACTGTAGTAGCCATTTCATCCCATACTATACGTTGATTCCTTTCTACAGGCTTTTCCACAGTTTTTAGTGGCATACCGATACGAAAATAATCTCGATCACTTAAGGATACCCCGCCAAACCATACATCTAAAAAAGTGTTTGGTTTTTTTATGTCAATCTCAATAATAGGATTAGAATGAACTGTTCCTTTGTTTTGAACATTTGCGGTTAACCCTAGCGCACCTGTTTGAAAATCGACTGTTTGAGTGGGTCCTAATTTATATGGCATTGGGCAAATGAACGTAATAGTTCCTATTCCAAGTGTTACAAATTCATCTGGATCAAAACTATCATCCACAACCGCTAAATATGTTCTATTTGGTTCTACATCAAAAATAAGCTCTGCTGGTTGATCCGTTATTAACCAACTTGCAATTTCCTCTTTTAACATTTCTAAATTTATTCCATCTGGAACGATAATTCCCACAGGGACAGGAAGTGGACGTGGTTCCGTTTCTGTTCCTAATAATCTTGCTCCCGGATATCCTGGAGTACTTAGAAAATTCCGTTTCAATGGTGCCCAAGTTGGCCTTTTCCAATCTTTTGCAATTTGGATATACTTTTTACGCTCATTGTTAAATTTGAAAGAGCTCATTTTGACACCTCATTTCTTTATAAAATAAAAGAAACCCAAATCTAAAAGACTGAGTTTCTTGCTTGTGCTCTATTTTGATATTCAGTTACATACGGATGGCTCACACGCGCTATTTCCCTTCCTTCTAGTATGACTGGAATTTCAATATAAGTAGGTTCTGGTTTTATATATGGTTGCTTATCTGGATTATCATTGTCAGGTCTGTATTGTATGACATTCGGATTGTCAGACAACACTTCTCTCCACCTAGAAAGATTACCAACATCGTTGATTGAAAGTCCTTCAAAGCGTTCCATTTGACGTCCAATTTCTCTTACCATATCACGCATACTTTCAGGGATATGAGTGATCCAATCGTTTTGCCAATCTCCATCTACAAAGATTGCATTAAAATACTTTGTTAGTGGGTCATCACCTTGGAAACTAAATATTTCTTCTGGTTTTATACTCCGAATACTATCAATAGCTCCAGATACTGTACTTTGTAAGGCATCCCGTACAACAGAATATTGCGTTTTAATCCCTTCTGCAATTCCACTTGCCATTTGAACGCCTGTAAATAACATTTTATTTGAACTACTACCTAACGCTAATTCATTTACTAAAGCGTTATTTGCCCTTGAACCTAGCGTACGACTCTCACGTTCAGCCATATAAGATCCTTTTTTAATACCTAGAGCAAACCCTTCACTAAAAGGTTTACCCCCTTGATCCCTAGTTAACTTTGACGGAGAGTTAACATTTAATGTAGCTTTTAAAGCTTCAAATGCACCTCGTGCTAAACTAGACGCTACATTTTGTACATTCCATTCACCATTAGAAATACCTTTAGCAAACCCACTAGAAAATGCTTCACCAGGACTAACCGAACTAACGCTTTTCAGACCAGAATTACCGCTTTCCGCTACATTAGAGCCGCTCGATCTCGCTTGCCCTTTTGTATTTTCCATACCTTGTGCAAACTGACTACCACCTTTTTGACCTTGTGGAGTACCATTGATTGTATTAAAACCAGCATGAGCCGAAGTAACGGCTTCTAGAGCACTTCCTCTGATATAACCTTTTTGATTTACAATACCACTCCCGAAGCCCTGTCCACCTTGATTACCTGCTGGGTTACCATTGATTGTGTTAAAACCGGTATGAGCACTAGCAACCACTTGCAAAGCGCTCCCCCTGATATAACCATCTTGACTTATTATCCCTTGCCCTAGTTCGCTGCCACTCTTACTTCCACCACCACCATCTGTAGTACTTCCCATAATACCCTCTACGGCTTGTTTCTTTCCTGTTGCCGCATTCTCAGGAGCTGTATTACCAGAAATACCGTTAGCCTGCGTTTGACTGATATCAAATCCTACTTGTGTTAAATCTAACTTAGCTCCATTTTCAACTAGTAAAGCAATTGCTTTTGCTGCTAGTTCAGCGTTAATGGAGCCATTTTGCATACCTTGAACGAGTGTCTGTACATTAAATTGTCCTGCTTCACCAAGATCCACTTGAACATTACTTTTAATATCTAGCCCCATAGTCTGTGCGACTTGTGGTAAAGATAATGCCCCAATTTGCATTCCATTAATTAAAGTTTGAATGTTATTCTGACCTTCTTGAGTAGCGTCAACATTCATCCCGTTTTTAACGTTTTGTTGAAAGAATTGGAATACAGTATCAAAAGATAAGGTCCCAGTTTGAAGTCCTGTAATCCACGAGTCCATTGTCATTTTTCCGTAGATTCCTAAATCAATTGTTGTATTACCTTGCATATTTTTACTTAGGAATTCTCTTACTTCACCAGTATCTTTTGTTTTAATACCATCAATCCATTTTTGGATGGATTCAATACCACTTTGTGATAAATCCACTTTATAAACTTCTTTTAATTTATTAGCATTTGCGGTTGCTACAGCTGAAGAATCTAATTCACCCTTTTGAAGCTTCTGTAAGAATGTATCAATTGTGAATTGTCCAGCTGGTCCTAAATCAATTTTCATTTTGCCATCAATTTCTTTTGCCATTGATTCGGCTAACAATCTAGATGATTCTGTACCCTTTTGTAATTCAGAAAGATACATTCCTATACTTTCAATTTTAGATTTGCCATATTGCAACTCGTATCGAAGTAATTTATCTTGATAATCTTTTTCAGCTTTCTCTTGATCACTTCTAAAGCGTTGTTCCAAATCAGCTGATTTTTCACGGAATCCATATGCCGCTTTGAACCTTGCGCCCCATCCCTTATCTTCTGCTTCTATCCTTTTAGCTTGTGATGCCAAAACTTCTGAATCTTCTTCCTTCATATGTTGCTGTAACACTTTAAATCCATCATTTCTAATTGTCTGCAAGTCATTTACATGCTTCGATTCATAAAGTGCAATAGCATCTAATGTTGCTTTTCTTTCTTCCGGTTTAATTTCGCCTAATTTAAACGCTTTTTCTACATTTTCGCGCCAACCTTTGGTTTGCTTTTCTAAAGATTTAACACCATCTTCATATACCTTTATGATGCTTTCAAAACGTTTTTTTCCAGCATCTAAAGATAGCATCCCTCCAGCTTCAATTTCTTTCGAAATAGACGTGATTTCCTTTGCTTTTGTGTAAAATTGTTGAACGTTTTTATCAGCAACCTGTAATGCTTGCTCGAATTTTTGAGCGAAATCTTTTGGCATTTTCATGGTATCTCCTTGATACCTTTTAATACCCTCTTCCAAAATCTTTTCCGCTTGTGTAGCAACTTCAATCTCTTTATTAATAGATTCAATGACATTATTTTTCACTTGTTCTAGGGTTTGTTTAGCACCTTCAGGAACAGTTCCCATCAACTGACTAAACATTTTATTGAATTCGCTTTTCTTTCCTTCTAACTCTTTAATAACTTCATTTGTCATTCTTTGAAAAGCTTTAATGGTTTCGTCCGCTGCTTTATTCGCTTCTTCACCTGTTTTAAGTTTTAAATCCATCATGTTATTGATAGCTTTATCTTTTAAATCCACATAGGCACCAGCCGCTTTACTCGTTGCGTCACTTACTCTTTGACCAAACTTATCCATATCATTTTGTGCCTGTTTGGATTTTTCATTCAGGTCAACTATTGCTATACCTAGCGCGCCTACAGCAAGAACAGCTCCAGTGATAGCTAAAGCAATCAGATTTGCTAGTAAAGCACCTATCCCCATTGCTAAAAATCCTACAGCTGTTGTTACTCCTGCTATCCCGAAAGCCAATAAAGCACTTTTTGCAATCATTTGTTGTGTCGATTCATCTAAATTGTTAAACCAATCTACGACCCCCTGAACACCAGATACTACATCAACTAAAATAGGTAATAAGGCATCACCAAATGACTTTTTAAGAGTATCTACAGCACCACTTAATTCTTCAATTTTTCCTTTTGTTGTATTCATCTTTGTCTCAGCAACTTCTAATGCTGTTACCTTTGACATTTCCGTATACATATTCTTCACACCATCTGAGCCCTCTTTATAAAGAATATTAGCGGCGCGAATAGCATCAGAACCAAACAATGTATACATGTACGACTGTCTTTGCTCAGCCGTTAGCCCTTGCATTGCCATTTGAAGAATTTCGGCAATATCGGACATTTCTTTCAAATTACCATTTGAATCAAAAAAAGCATTTGTCATAATACCCGTTTCAAAAGTTAATTTTTGAAATGCCTTCTCTGCTTTTTCAGATCCAACCTTCACACCGGCTTGTTTTGCTGCGTACTCAGATAAAGCACCAGTTACATCTTTAAATGAATTTGAAGTTGGTTTAATCCCTTTTTCTCCAAGAAACTGCATTGCTTTGCCAGTATCGATTGTTATTAATCCCAAATCACTAAACATATCGTAAGCTTCATTAGATTTTGGAATTAAGTTTGCTAACATTGTCTTCAATGATGTACCTGCATCGGAACCTTTTAAGCCGTTCTGTGCAAATAAAGCTAATGCCGTTGTTGTATCTTTAAAACTAAGTCCCACACCAGATGCAACCGCTGAAACCATTGATAACCCAAACTTCATTTCTCCAACACTAGTTGCTGAAGCATTTGCTGCACCAGCTAATAGATCAGCTGCTTGTGCTACTGATAAGTTATCATCCTTAAATGCATTTAAAGCTGTAGAAGCAATTTCTGCTGCATCCCCCAATTCTAATTCCCCAGCTGTCGCTAAGTTCAAGGCACCCTCTAAACCGCCGTTAATAATGTCAGTTAGGCTTACCCCTGCTTTAATTAGCTCTTCAATACCTTGCCCTGCTTCCACAGATGAATATTTTGTTTTTTCCCCCATCTGTACTGCAAGTTCGCTAATTTTCTTCATTTCATCGCCAGTTGCACCAGAAACTGCTTGAATATCAGCCATCTTCTGCTCGAAATTCATAGATTCCTTTACAGCCATCGCAAGTCCAGCACCAATAACCCCAGTCATGGCTGCAAAGGTAGTACCGACCTGTCCACCTACATCTTGCATTTTATTTCCTGTATCGCGCATCCGCTCTCCGGTACGATGAAGACGATTTTGTTGCTCGGCTAATTCACGGTTCGTTTCTCTTATTTCATTTTGAATCCGCTCTTGAGCTGTTTCAGCACGATTCATAGCAATCGTATTGTTATCGATTTGCGTATTTAATCGTTGAAGCGCTTGACCATTAGATGTGTATTCAGCTTGAAGTTGTTTTAACTCTTGTTTTAATTGTTTTGCTTCTTGTGAGTTACGTCCGAAATTTTGTACAGCCTGATCATACTGTGTTTCAAGACGTTCCATCGATGCCGCCAATGTTAAATTTGAAGCTTGTAATTGTTCTTGTTTTTGTCTTGCTTGTTCAATCTTTTGGCGGTAATGTTCTACCTTTTGTCCTTGTAATGTGAATTTTTCATTCAAATGAGTTAACTTATTTTGTAACTGTTCAACAGAATTACCCAGTAATCTAGCTCTTTCACTCGTTAAATTGAACTCTGAATCTAACAAACGTAACCCACGATTAATCCCTGCTACTCCATTTTCAAAACGTTGGGTATCCAACGTGACTCGTGCGCCAATTTCCATATCTCCAGCCATTTATCTCACCTACCTTTACAACCAATCTGGTGCTTGATTTGCTGTTCGGACTACATTTTTATCTTCTTGCTTTTTCTTATAAGCTAATGTTTTAAAGAAAAGTACTAGATCCATCTGATTAATATCTGCTTGGGACATACCAGAATCTTGTAACATACTATATATGCCTAACATCATTTCTGTGGGTTTGAACGATTCTTTCTGTTCCTCTGTCTCTTTTTTTTTGCTGCATTTGTCTTTGAGTCAATAGCATTAATAACTGCCACAGCCTCAGCAATACGACCTACAATTGCTAAACAAATTGCATAGATAGTTGATGTTAAAAACCAAATGTGTACTCCTTCAAGAAACTCTTCCGCTGTAAATCGATTTCCAAACACTTTAACAACAAAATGAGTAGCTTCTTTTAGTACATCAAAACGAACATTTTCAACATTTAATTTTTCTGTCCATTCAGCTGCTTCAAATCCGTCAGTAGATGAAATGTATGTTGGTAAAAAGAAAGTTTTTTTACCAGCGGGTAGATTTAAAACCAATTTAAACGATTCTGTTTTTTGATTTTCTTGCATAATTGAATCTCCTTTCATAAATAAAGGGCACAGCATTAAGCTGTACCCTTTTTATAATTTTATTTGCTAAGTGATGGCGCTGTTTCTGTTGGTGGTGTTGGAACTGTTTTAAACCAGTTCGATGCAACAGTTGAATCGTATCCAGTTTCTTCTTCATCTAAACGATGTCTCCAGTTTCCATCTGAACGTTGGATCGCTTTGCATTTAATTTTAGCTGATTGGAAAGTCGGTTTGTCTTCTGCTGTCTTGTGTTCATCTTCAGGAATTTCAAACTTCGTTTTGTAGTAGCAATAAAAACGATTTTTCCCATTGTCTTTTGGTAAACGATATAATAACGCTACATATGGAGCAACATCATTTACATTATCAATTACCTGACCTTTAATTAGTTTCTTCCCTAATAATTCAGCGTAAGTAGATAATGAAATATCCGCTGTTTCTAGTTCGATTTCCACACCACCAAAGGCACTTGCTGTTGCTAGTGGACCTCCTTCTGCGTAGAACGTTACGGATTCATTTTTAGGTGAAGCCTTGCCACTTACTGCATCTCCAATCTTCTTAGGTGCTGCATACGTAAACTTACCATCTGGTGTTTCTGTCAAAATCGCATAATGTAAATCTCTAAAATCGACTGCAATTGCCATATTTGTTTTCCTCCTAAATTTTTAATTCTGTACGAAATCTCATACCATAATGATAGATTTTCGTATCGGGTTCATATAAATTTGCTGTTGTAATACGCTGAAATCCTATATTTTTCATAGAAGTGTTTACTGCTTCTTTTAAATCACCCTTAACAGGGCTAAAAGACCAAATGTCCACTTGAAATAAAATAGTGCTAGTAGATTCCGCACCCTCCGCGTATCTCCTAGCACTATTATCTAACTCAGAATAAGTAATCCATGTTTTTCCGTTATCGTCACCACGAATCATATTGTAGATATATTCTCCACCAATTTTTTCTACAATAAAAGGCGTTGTAAGTGCACGTAACACATCTCTTTCTAAGAATCTCATACGATATGCAATGCCGTTGCAAAGACATTTCGCATCTCATGAACTGCCTTTACTTCTGTGTGAGTTACTGTCTTCTCAATAAAGCCTTTATGTGGTGGATGTGGCATTTTACTTGTTCCCCAGTTTTGGAATTTCATATAAAAGTGTGGGGAATTATCATCTCTTTCCCACCCCACACTAATTGATTTGACTCCATTTCGAGTTTTTATTTTTCCGACAAGCACCTCGTCCTTTGCATGTTTACCTGTTCTCCATGATTCTTTTGGTGAAGGTGGCTTCGGATGTGCACTTACTGGGCTTTCTACCTCTAAAGCATCCCTTACTACCTCAGCACCTTTCTTTAATGCTGAGTTTTCAATTGTTTTTACACTTCTTCCTAAAGCTTCAAAACGCTGAATTGCTTCTTGTATTCCAAAGGTTGTTACTTCTGCCATATAGATCGCTCCTCGCACACCAAACATGTCTCTTGATGTTGTTCATCAACATCTACAACAGCTTTTATTTCAAAGAGTCGGTCATCATATAAGACTCGCATTTTCGAATCAATTCCTTTACGAAATCGCATAAAAAAGTTCACTGTACGTACGGCATTTTCAGTATTTCCAGCGAATATTTCATAGTTAAATCCCTTTCCGAATGGTGTTTTTGCTCTTGCCCAAACAGTGACAACATCTTTCCATTCTGGTGGAATTGGATTCCCTTCCTCATCTTTTTTATTTGTAATTTCCTTTTGAATTGTTATTCGCTTATTTAATTTACTTGGATTCATGATTATCACCGTTATTATAGTCCCTTAATTGTAATATGGTAGTTTCTAATGACTGTTTTAACGCAGGGACATTTAATGATTTATCTTGATTCTCATAGTTTAATAAAACATGTGTAATTACTGCTATTTTGTAAAGGGCCTTTTCACTTTCAGGAACACCAGAACCTAGTAAAGCTTCTTTTGCTCCATCGATTAGAAGTTGGATAACTGTATCCTCTTCATTCCCATCAATTTTTAATTTTCCTTTTATAAGCTCCAGCATACTATCACCTACGATCCTGAAGCATTTGTTTTCACTGATAATTCAACGCTTAACGTTGAACTTAATCCGTTATTCCCAACAGCTTTTACTTGATAAGAATATGTTGTATCACCTGTTAATCCTGTATCTTTATAGGTTGTTGCTACTGACGTTCCTACTTGTTTGCCATTACGTAATATTTGATATTCTCTAATGCCCCCATCATACACAACAGGAGACCAACTAATGTTGGCCGTCGTTACTGTTGTAGAATCAACTTTTAATCCTGTTGGAGTTTGGGGTGGATTAGGGTGTAGTCTGCACTTCCGCAATACGGAATGCAGATTTCAGTTTGATTTTATGGTCAAACCAAGCTGTTAACACAAATAGTTCAATGCCCGTTTTCACATCTTTATCCCGATCATAAATCATATTTGGATCATAGTTGAAGTGGGAATATCGAAAATCACCCACAATAGGATTCACTGCTGAATCACAGAACTTAACTGGTTTTCCTAAAACTTGTTCTGGTTGAGCGTTATATAAAGTAGCACTGCCATTAGCAAGCGTTTCAATTATGTCTAAATAATCTGCGTAGCGCATTTTAATAGTTGCATTTGCACGGAAGTCCTCATGTAAATCTGCAACTGCTGACTTAATAGCTTTATATAAAGTTGCAGCTTTAATGCCAGCTTTATAGAATGACATAGACTCTTCCCCAGATTTAGGTGTTGTAGCGAATGCCACTTTCTTCTCTTTTGCTGCTAAACCACTTTCTAACGCCTGATCTACAGTTTGCACCAAGTTTGTATCTGTTGCTGCTAAAACAGTTTCTGAAATAGGTACAAACACCTTGAATTTATTACGTCCGAAGGTTACAACATCACCTTCCGCTTTTAATTCCTTTGCTGTTTCTGTATCAGCAATAAAATCATCATCATCTAATGTAAATGTAACTTTAGGAATTTCAAGATTCGTTACACTTGTAAATGTAGATACTTCCCTTAATGGATTTTTAACGAATGGTTCATGTAATAATTCATTCGTCATTGTGCTTGGGAGAATTTTTTCTCCACCTGTTGAGTTCTTATCACCAAGAGCTGCTCGTGCTTCTTGCGATAAAGTACCACCGCGAATTGTAGCGCGAACTAACTCTGCTTTCGCTGCAATTACCTTTTGCTTTGGATCTTCAATAGATTGTAAACCAGTTTGAGTTTGAAATTGTGCTTTTTGTTCAGCTTCCATCGTGTCATGTTGTTCTTTAATTACATTGAAGCGCATTTGAAGATCTTTCTTAGATTGTTGTAACGTTTGTAGACTTTCCATGGTTGCGGATGGATCAATTGCCTTCTGAGAAAGTTCACTCTCTACTTTTTGGAGCTGTTGACCAATAGTAGATAAATTTTGTTTTAATTCAAATAATGTATTTTTTGAAAAGTATTGAAAGTTACCAAGGGATAATCGAAATTTATTTTTCATTTTCATGAATGAATTCCTCCTAAAATTGTTTTTATATAGTCCGCATTAGCTTTCGCTTCTTCGGCAATTTTTTGTCGTTCTAACATTTCGTTTGATGATATGTTAGCTTGTGCATTAACTAATTGTTGTGGAATATTTTTGTATTCCTTCATCCACTTTTCATCTAGACATGCTGCTGCATTATTTGCTGAGATAATTTCATCACAAAGTCCATACCCCATTGCTTCTTCAGCTGATAACCATGTCTCTGCATCTAGTAATTGTTTTAATGTATCTTCATCTAACTTGTCACCAGCACGGGTTAGATAGTGTTGTACCATCGATTGGTTAATACGTTCAATATCATCCGCTGCTTTACGTAACTGATCCGCATTTCCTGATGCATATGTCCATGCATTGTGAATCATCATCATTGAATTAGCATACATAATAATTTTGTCTGAAATCATTGGTAATACTGATGCACATGAAGCGCCTATTCCATCAATATAAGAGATCACCTTCGCCTGATGCCTTTGTAACATTGCGATAATAGCCATTGTTTCAAAGACAGATCCACCTGGACTATTGATGTAAAGGTTAATCGTTTCAATATCGTCACCTAATTCATCAAGTTCATTTTTAAACGTAATAGAAGATACTTCTCCATACTCTTCCCATGCATACTTTGTAATTTCTCCATAAATAAAAACATCGGCCGTTTTACCATTGGCGGATGCTTTCATTTGAAAAAACTTATTCTGTTTGTTCTTTGCCACCGTTTTTCACCCCCTTCCGTTGGGTTGGGTCCATATCAATTGGATATAGATCGCCAGAAATCCACAATTGAGATGCCGAACCACCCTTTGGTGGTTTATCTTCTAATTCACGTACTTCATCTGGTGTTAGTCCACCACTTCGAAGCATCATTTGATAAAACTGTGTTCTTGCTGCTGTATCGCCACGTAGTAAACCACTCATATTAAATTTAAAATAGTATCCAGCTTGTCTCTCATCTTTATTTAGCAATTTTCGGTTCATTTCTTGTTCATACTGCCGAGCAATAGGAGTTAAAGTCATTTGAACAAACTGAATCATTAATTGCTCATTGCTGCTATAACTCTGACCCTCCGTGTCATTTAAAAAAGAAACAGGAACATTAAAAACGTTAGCAACTCGTGAACGTGTAATTCGTTCTGATGCTAACGTATCTGATGCGAAATATTTTTTATCAATTTCATCTATTGTTACACCTGGTTCTCTAAATAAAATGCCACCATTTTCTTGATAAAAACGTCTGAAATCATCTACAATTTGTTGACGTTTTTCTTTATCAACTTGAGCGCTATATGTGAGAATAAAACTATCTTTCTTTTGCATTTCTGACAAACTAAATTCTTGAACTGCCTTATCGTATTCTAGTGTATTTCGTAAAACATCGATTGGACAAATACCTTTCCACCTTGAGATACCTGTGATGTGTTTAACGTGGAACATATTCATGTTGTGAATATAATATGTTCCGTCAATGCCACGTACTTCATACCATAAATTATTATCGTCCGTGTTTAAAAAAGGAGTTACATAAGCTGATTCAATAGGAATTAATGCTTCTACTTGAAATCGAATATCACGAATAATAGCTGCATATCCATCCCCAGTTTCATTTCTTGAAACTTCAATTTTATTTATCCATTCAAATCCCGTCATGTTTGGATTAGGTTCATTTATCACAACATCAGACACTTGGTTGAAAACTGTGTCATAATCCTTATAAAGTTTTAGTGGTAAAGAAGCTACTGTATTTGATAACCTACTAATCACACTGAAAATTGTCTCATTTGTAGCTAGTTTTGCGTTATCAATACCCCAAAACTTTCTTCCAAACCATGAAGAAAAGTCAAACCCTGCACCTTTCCATCCAGCAACCGCGCCTTTTAGTGCTCCCTTCACACGATTTAGCATTTTCAAGTTTTCACCGCCTTTCTATTTAAAAAGATCATTCACTGATATAAACTCAATATTTCCATCTCCCTGTGATTGCGATAACATAGGAATTACTTCAGTATGAGCATTTAAAAACGCGGCAAAGCCATCAATCTTTCGATATTTACTCTGTTTAGATGGTAAAAAGTTCCCGTTTCTGTCTTCCACAAGTTTTACATTGTTCATATACCAACGGAAAAGACGGTTTTTATTACTGATTATTTTCCCATCTAACAACAGTTCTTTTATATCTTTTAATGCTGGACTTAAAGTTAAATGACCTTGTCTAACTGGTTCCGTTTCAAATCCATATGTTTTCAAATCTTCATTTAAACGATACGCATTAGCAGGATCATAAGTAATTTTTTTTATGAAATACTGTTCGGATTGTTTAACAAACCAGTCATACACATACTCATATTTCACATATTCACCAGGAATAATAGTTAGCCAACCTTTATCTTTAAACTCTTTAAAGTCGATATTCTCATTATCACGGTCTACTTTAGCTTGCGGCACCCAACTATGAGATAGTACAAAGATATTCCCATTATCTAAAGGGAACTCTAAACAAGCACTTGTAAAGTCTTCTGTTGAAGACAGATCGTAACCCCCAACACATTCCTTACTATTTAATTCCTCTATATCAATAATTTCATCATTTCTTTTTAAAATTTCAATGCCGACAAATGACATTTCATCATTATCAACAAAGATGTTAAATTGTTTTGTAATCCAGTCGTTTTTTTCCGCTTCTGTATGTTTGTCTGTATTCCAATCATCAATAAGCGATGTAAGATCTAACGAAACCCCCATATTAGGATTGGCTTTAATCCATAATTCAGGATTCTCAATTTCGTCTACACTGTCCATTTCTGCCATAAAATAAAACTTTCTATCTTGATCAATCACGCCTTCCAAAACATCAGTTGCAATTTCATAGTATTGAACAAGCGGTCCTTCAAGTTGATATCCTGCTGTGGTTATGTAAACAATCATTGGTTGTTTACGTGCACCACGTGACTTTTTAATTACGTTAATTAACTTAAAATTTTTAAATTCATGGATCTCATCAAAAATACCTAGGTGTGTATTCAACCCATCTAGCTTCTTACTATCCGAAGCACGAGGTTCAATTTTAGAATGAGTTTTATCATGAAAAATACCTTTTTGATTTTCACGTAAATGTTTGCGAAGAAACGGTGACTTTTGAACCATTGCACGACTTTCATCAAACAGTTCTCCAGCTTGTTGTTTTGTATTTGCCAAAACATAAACACGAGCACCCGGTTCATTATCTTTAGCAACAGCATAATTGGACAAACCAGAAATCATGGTAGTTTTTCCGTTTTTACGTCCAATAAAAATAAGGCCCTCACGAAAGCGCCTATAACCTGTATCTTTATGAATCCACCCATACAAGGAACCTATAACAAAGTGCTGCCACGGTTGAAGTACTAACCTTTTATAGTCACCTTTTGATGGGCGACAAAACTTTTCAATGTATCGTATAGGTCGATGTGCTTTTTCTTCATCAAATATCCAAGGGAACTCCTCAGTACCCTGTCTCTTCACATCATTTAGGTGACGTTGACAAGATAAGATATTTTTTTTACTGGCTTTTATGTTTCCCTTCACAACTTGTTCTGCATACCATGTTGTTCTTAGTTCAGGAGATGGATCTACTAAAATATAAAAATGCTGTATCTGTTCATTTCGCCAATTTTTATACCACTTGGCTATTTCAGATGGCTTAGAAGTCGTCGAAATCATCATCAGAATCTCCAGTTAGCTCTTCCTGAAGTTTTTTACGGCTTGCTCCAGTCAATCCTAGCTCCCCTAGATATTGACGAATCTGCTGTAAATACTTAGGTATCTCCGGAATTAAAGTATGCTTAGTTAAATTTGTAGCGCCAGCTTTATTTGTATACTCCATTGTCAGGCCTTCTTTTTTAACATTGGCTGCCATCTCCCTAAACATTTGATAACTGAAAGCAATCGCTTCAACTACAATTGGATCATTGATATCAGCCTTCCCTTCGCCTTCTAAAACAGACCAAATACGGGTCCAAGTATCTTTCCCTACCTTTTTTAAATGCGTAGGTGGTTTTCTCTCAATTAATCCTTTATCCACGATATCACCTCACTTACATTTTATGGATAAAAAGTGCTTGTTCGAAAATAAAAAGCTCTTATTTTCAGGCTTTACCCCCCTTTAGAAACATCACTTGCGCTACCCGCGAAGGAGGCGTCCGGTCTAGGCGAAAACGGATCTGAACAATAAATGGAGGGGGGCTATATGAATTCTTTGTTCGCTTTTACTTTTATGAACTGAATCTTTCTTTTTCTTTTCTTTTTCCCTCCGCCTTTTTCTGGATGTTCTTTGTTGTGACATGCATTACATAAACTAATTAAGTTTTCTAATGTTAATGCCAGTTCAGGATACTCATTTCTTTCTTTAATATGATGAACCGTATCAGCAGGTACTGGTATCATTGGATCGTGCTTCATGCACTCTTGGCAACGGTAGTTGTCTCGTATCAATGCTAACTCCCTACACCTTCGCCACGCTGTGCTATCGTAGAACTTCTTTGCTTCTTTATCTCGTTTGTATTCATCGTAGAACTTTCGTTGTTGCTTGGTGTTATATTCATTCACTATCCTTTACCTCAATAGTATCTATATCAATTCGCTTCTCTCGGTGTTGAATATCCAGACACTTCTCGCAATAGAAAGTAGCTGATACTTCTTGAATGAATCGCTTATTATCAGAATGAAAAGAAGTAGTCTCACTATCTAACACACGGTACTTATGCTCACACTCCTTATCATTTAATAAACAATCAATTAATTTATTAATTACATTTATCTGTGCTTCTTTTTCTTCCTTTGATTTTGTATCCTCTCTTAACACCTCAAATACTTTAATTACATCCGATAATTTCCCCTTACTTACATGTCCATCTAATTCCTTCAGATCAATATCATTAAAGACTATACTAAGTGCTATCGCTTTCTCTAACTTAGTCAATTCCATTAACTTCACTTCCTTTGAAAGAATATTCCGATTATATATTTACAAATAAATACAAGTTGTTATAATAAAGTTAACATTGCCATCAGGAAAAGTGATTCGCACCCCAAAGCGAGTTACTTTTCCTTTTTTTTATGGCTATTTTTCTAAGAATTCATCTACCGCTTTACCAAGCAAACTGATCATTGCTTCTCTCTTTTCCTTTGGTGTTGTGTTATCTTGCATTTCATTAAAGATAGGAAGTACACTTTCTAATTTCTGTTTATCAATACGTTCATTCACAAGTTCCTGTCCTAACATTGAAATGAAAGTGCCAATTGCAACCGCTTGTTCTTGTTTAGTTAATTTCATTTATTTCACTCCTTTTAATTACACGACCTTGTATTGAATCCGCTGTATGTTCAGCTATAGATTCCGCTATAAACTTTCCATCTAATTTAATGTTAACTTTACAATCCGTTCTAATTGGTTCGCTTTCATTAATTTTTTTAACCACTTCAGATTGTTTAATCATTAGGAAAACATCTGCCTTATCCGCTTTCGAATCTATTTTCGTTGCTAACACATAAACAGATCGATTTAAACTTTCCACTTCTCGCTGCAAATCATTTATTTGAACCTCTAATATTTGTAATTTCATGCCTTTCTTTTTAAAAAACGAACAAATCTTTTCGAACAATCTCATTAATACACCCCTCCTCCAAAATAAAAAGCACCCGTATGGATGCTTTGAAATTAGTTATTAATTTATACTCTCATTCCGGTACGTGAAGTTTTATCCTTATTCCAATCACCTAATGATGAACCGCTGATATGCATCAACAATATTAAGTAACTGGAAGAAGAGCAAAAGCTCTCCCTAATAACGGTATCATTCAATCGTTACCATCTGCTGGTTTCGGATTTTATGTGCCATCATTATGAAACCGTTTAGACAACATATAGTTTACAAAGGAATTTATGAGTTGTGTTTTCCGCCACTTCTCACAATACAAATATAGCATGTCAAAATCCAAAAAGAGTCCGTAAATAGTTCGCGTTTCTTACTATTTTATTTTCTTCTGCTCCAGCTTCATCTGCTCCTTAATTTTTATCGTTATTAAATCTTCGAATCGAATCATTTCATCATAGATAACCACATCACATTTCAGTCCTTCTAGCATAATATCTTTTTTCTGCATCATTTTTCAGCCTCTTTTCATATAGTTTTGATTAGTTATGGCCTTTTATTATCTAAAATGAATTCACTATAAACCATAGAGTGTTGAATTGACCTATTCCGTTTTTTCCTAGAGTAACAAGGCTTTGCTTTAATTCTTCAAAATGAATTTGACACTTTTCTTTTGTAGCTAATTCAAAAAAGACCTAAAAAAAATATAGGTCTCTAGATTTTAAATTTCTTTTGATAATCATTTAGCGTATCTTGTTCTATCCCAATGTATCTTAGTGTTTCTTTTTGATCTGTATGGTTGAGCATTTGTTGTAACACTGCTACATCTTTAAACTGCTTGTAGTGATGGTATCCATATGTTTTTCGGAGAGAATGCGTCCCTATACGTTCTAAACCAAACTCTTTTGCCGCTTGGTTTAATATGACGTAGGCCATAGATCGAGTGATTGGCTTATTCTTACCATTCCTACTCTTAATAAGAAATTCATTTTTCGATCGCCCCTTCGCATACTCACGTATTGCCTTCTTTAATTCTGGAGGCATCTTCACTTCCTTTACCTTCTTTGTTTTCTTTTCGCGGATAAAGATACTCCAACCCTCCACATCACGAATACGAAGACGTAATATATCCGATATACGTAACCCTGTATTAATACCAAGAAGGAACAGAATGTAGTTTCTTTCATTCTGCTCCTTGAAAAACTCCTTCATTTCCTGAATTGCTTCCCTATCTCTAATGGGCTGAACAAGATTCATGCATTCTTCACCCCCTCCTTACGTTTTGCTTTCTTCTTGTATACTTCCACTTTTAAATTAAACGCTAAACGTAGTAACGCTGAACCTTTTAACTTATAATACTTTGTTTTTCCTACGCCTAATTCAAGCCAAATATTTAAGTCTGATTCAATTTCTTCTTCCATATAACTTTTAAAAATAATATATCTTTCATCAGGTTTTAGTGTATTCACAGCTTGATGTACCCAATCCATGTATTCTTTTCTTTGCTGCTCTAATTCAATTCGTTCAATAGCGATATCTTCAGTAGAACTATGAAACTGATTCGTAAATGTCGGAGGAACCTCTGAAAACATTGTCGTTACTTTCGGCATTAAATTACTTGGCAATGTATTCAAATACTCACGATAACTCCCCAGTACTTCTTCTACCGCTTTCTTTGTTTTCTTTGTATCTACAACTGGCATATTAAAAAATAACTGTTCTCTCATTTTGAGTTCCTCCTTAATTAATCTTACTTTTGTCTTAGTGCTCCACGTCTACGCTCATAGCGCGGTCCACGAATTCCCATTAAATCTTCAATGTCACGAGTACTTAATTTTTCTTTTCGTTTTTTCTTGTTTTTCTTCTTGGCTTGTTTTGATTGCTTTTTCCATTCACGTAATTGATCCTTTAGTGCCTTCATTTCCCCATCCCCTTTTCAAAATAAAAAGGACACCTATTCCTAAAACAGCTTTAATTGCTGCTTTAATGAATTGGTGTCCTCTAGTTTTCTAGCCGGACAATATTGATTTTTAATTTATTTTAAAAGACTTTCTTTTGAGTTTTCTTTCCAACTCTCACCTTTGTGCAAATGAATATTCCATGCTTGTTGTGGTGTAAAACCTATCTCTTGCAGCTCTTTTATATTTTGTGGTTCTTCAAAAGTGCACGGCACACTTATTTCTTTAGTGAAGTCAAAATCATAACTACCTGTTTCACCAGGAGAAGTATCAGCCCAATCAACACCACCCTTTATTTCCACTCTTTCTCCATCGAGTGTTTCTAAAAAGAATTTCACACCTTCTACACTTATCCCCATTTTCCTAATCTCACTTTCTATTCAAAGGATTATTTTGTTCAGTTATTTTTCATTAACCAGGAAAAATGTTTCCATGCCGTGTACATCCCTCTTAGACACTGGCATTACATATATCTCTTCATTTATTAACAGTTGGAACTCTACGCATTGTTTTTCTTTATTCCACCCGAAACATGCCATAGATACCATTTTAGGTTCCTTTTTTTCTTCCATTTCTCTCTCCTCCTGAATAAAACTCAATATTCCGTCAATACTGTAGACAACCCATTAAGTTACTTTCTCCTTGTTCCCCCTTGGAGATGAGCAGTTAGCTTTTGCTAGCTGCTCTTTTATTGTTTGTTAACTTCCACCCAAACTCCATATTTCATTTCCCAACCTTGGTTGTACAATTGGAATATTTGTTTTTCTACTTGAGACATTTTTCTTTCTTTTTGCTTTTCAAGATCTTGCAGTTTCTTTTGCAGTGATTTAATCTGATTCTCATACCCTTCAAGTGCTTGCATATCTGTTTTTACATAATGCTTATAAGCTTCAATTCTTTCCTCTGGCCACTTTTCCATATCCATTCCCCTTTTCTACAAAATGAAATTTTTATTAAGAAAACTTATTCACACCTTTTAATTGATCATTTTCTAATTCAAGTTCACTTATTCTTCTCTGCAATTTTTTTATGGTGTTTATGGCCATATACGCTGTTTCTTTAGCCTCTTTTTCATATTCTTCACGACTCACTGGTCTATCTGTATTACCTCTAAGGTGCCACAATTCTGATAAGGTTTTATCAACTCTCACTCAATCACCTCAAATTCGGATGTTTGACAAAACTTTTCGTGATAGCATCCAATTTGAACATCATATTCTCCATACTTATCTCGACTTATAGAATGAATTGTTTCAATTTCATCTTGATACATAACCTGATCTCCAATTTTTAAATCTCCTATTTTTCGTATCACAGGTTCATCAGAAATATCCTTAGTTAACTTCACAATTCCAATGCCTTCTTTTGGCTCAACCGAGTAACCCTTTTCTTGCAGAACTTTAGCGACCTCCTGCATATCTTTCCATGCTGCTGTACCTGGCCCAAAATTAATAGTAACTTTATTCATATTCATTCTCCTTTGCTACTAAAATGAAGTTTTTATTCGATTTCTGCATTCAAACCATCAGAATTTAAGAAGTCACTTAATATCTCTAAATCACCACTTGCCACAACCATTTCCCAAGCTTCGCCTTCATAACCATATTCTTGTTCCAAAGTTCGGATAGCACTTTCAAATCTAGTAAATTCATATTCTCCACAATTAACAACTAATGTTCCCATATTCATTCTCCTTTTCTATTAAATAAAGTTTTTATTTGAATTACCCTTGATACTTTTTGAATAACTCGGCCATTGACATATTGTTGTATTTCGCCAAGTCCTTCGTTACGGCACACACATTACGGAAAGCTGTGCAGCCAACTCCAACATCGAGGTATTCTAGTAGATCCACATACCAATCATTTCGATATGTTTCTTCGTCATCGTTTATTGTTTCTACCCAGCATACTAATTCTTGGTTGTTGACTTCAGCTTTGTCGGTAGGTATCGGTTGATTACTTCCTGTATCCCAGCGCCATCCGCCATTTTTCCAATGACTATCATCTGTATCCATATTCTCCGCATCATCACTTAACTTTCGAAAATCTTCCTCCGAAACTTCATATACTTGGTACGATGTAGTTTCATCACCATATGTTCTTGTAGCATTAATCCCTAATCTTTTTAAATCTTCAGTTATGTTCCCTTGCACTAAGATTTCTTCTACCTTAATAATTTCATAAGCTTTGCAAATCCAAGGATCGTCATCATCTTCTACATCATTCGCCAAGAATATTTCCACCTTTACTTCTAGACCGTTCTCCATAACAGCAATGCACTCATAATAATCATCTAAAAATTGTTCCTTCTCATCCCTTGTATCTACTAAAGACCCCCACTCATCCGGGAAACTATCAAAGAAATGTTCTATAGCGCCTCCTAACTGTAAGTAATCACCATACGTATTTTCATAAACTAATTTTTCTTTCATTACTCATCATCCTCTTTCTTATATTCTCTTAATTTTTCTTGCATTTCATAAATACCAGAATGAACTTTCTTGATATCTTGTTTTAACTGTTCTGGAACATCGTCCACGAGTGCGAGTACAGTGTTTGCCCAGCTCATAAATTGAGAAGCATGCCCCATATAAGCTAAAGCTTGGAAAACATAATCATCTTCTTTGCCAATTGCTTTTAAATTTTTCAGGTTCGGACGATAATCTAATATGTTATCCGAAAACCCATTTCTAAGTATCGCTTCATTCATTGCGGATTGTATAATATCAGTTCCAAATTCTGAATATGCTTCAAAACATTCACACACTGTTTCTGGAGTCCATCCTTTTTCGACCAGTACTTTACACTTTTCAACCAACTCTTCATATGTTTTCATGGCTATCACCCTCGTTTTCTAATAAAATAGCGTTTTTGTTCAAATTCTTTCTTCTTTTAACTCATACTGCAATTGCTGATTCTCTTCCCGTAATAATGTAATTTCTTCAACCAGACGTGGCACTGAATGAAAAACATTTAAAATGTTATCTAAGTTTTCTAAAACGAAATCTTCATCATCGTATTTATCCATTAAATCGTTGTACATTTCTATTGTGAGTCTAAGATCATTCAGTTCTTGCAACTTTTGTAAATCCATCCCTCATTCTTCCTTTCAAATAACGATTTTGTATTAAATCACGAACTATCACTGGATCCAGTAGTGCTTTTTGTTCGTTTTTCAAATAGAGATTTTGTATTATTTTTGTGCGCTCATTGCTTTTTCTTCTTTAACACGTTTCTTATTACACCAATAGCAAAGATTTGGGCCTTTATGACTCATTGATGGTCTATATAAAGTTTTAACTGGCTTGCTACATTTCGGACATTCTTGTTTATCATATTTCACGATTTCGTTCCCCTCTCAAATAAAGATTTTGTATTACTTAATGAGTCACATCACTAATCTCAGCAGTTATCCAATCCGTATCAACATCTTCAATTGGTGGCATTTCTCCCAAACGATCAAATGCTATCTTTTTATTTTTTTTAAGTAATTCATCTAAATTACTTTGTCTTTTAAGGATTCGCTTTAAACCTTCACCTGCTTTTTCTAAAAACCTCATTGTATCTTCCTTAGTACTTGTTGCCATCCAAATCCTAAAATCAATCGGAATGCTCATAGCATGTACACCAGATGTTACTTCTGAAATATTAATAGATTTACTTAATGGAATAGCACAAAAACGATATTTTCCCACTTTAATTTCATGACCAACTGCAGGTACCCATTCATCAAATGCTAGATAAAAACGTTGAGCTTGCTCATTCACTTTTATTTCCATTCCGTTTCCCTCCAAAATAAGAATTTTGTTTAGTTTTCTAATTTGCTAATCCGACAATAACGCATGGTGTATCACCAAATTCTTTCTCTTTATATAATTCTTCTAATGTTTGATATACTGGAAATCCGACACAAGAAACTTCAATTTTTTCATCTGGATGCATTGTTTCTAACACCACGTCATCCATATATCCGCATCCATTATGACAATGCATTAAATAATATCCTGCAGCTTCATATTTGCTATTGGCCAGGATAACTTTTATATCCTGATCTCCGCCAAAAGACATTTTATAAAATTCCATATCTTATTCTCCTTTTTCTTGTGCCTTTTCAATTAACCAATAAATTGTATCTACTTCTAACATCACTAAAGGGTTACTAGTAAATGCATTTTCAACAGCTTCGTCACATTTAGCCTTAATTGATTCTATTGAAGGTTCCATATTTTCTCCCTTTCTATTCAAATAACTATTTTGTTTAGTTTTCTAACAAGCTAATACGCTGCAAATACTTAACTGAGAAGTAACCACTAAATCCTTCTAAAAACACCACTTGCGAACCACTATTTGCTTTAAATTGATCTGTTCTACAAGTCCAAACTTTTCCCTCATAACGCTTCGCTTCTAAGCAAGTGTGCATCACTACCTTGTCACCTGCTTTTAATTCTTCCATTGCACCGAATACTGTTTGATAAGCTTCTTTATATTTTCGTTTTATAAATTCTACTTGCTTCAACGTTCTAACGTTTGCAAAGCGACCTTTCATATAGTCCAAGCAAACATGATCTATATCTTCTGGAGGACCAGGGAAGTAAGTGGAAGATTGCTTCCCTCCACTCGTTGTATAAGTCATCTCAACCCCACCATGTTCATTCTTTATCATTTCAAATGTAGGTTTCATTTCCGTTCCCCTTTTCGATCCTTTTTAATAAAAATTAGTTGAAACAACTACTGTAGGTTCTACACTCACTGGTATCAACTTTCGGTAGTATCTTTCCCCATCGATCTCAATTCCCGTTTTTCTTGCACCCTTATATAAAGAACTTAAACGTTTAAAATCACTTTCAGAAATTAGTTTCCATACAAATATGTCATTCATTGATTCTTCAATATTCCTAGTATCATAACGCTCCCATTCCCAAAACTTTTTAGATAACCATTCATCTAAATCAGTATGACTCGTGAATGCATATGCTTCATCCCCACAATCATCTTCTCTAAAGACAAAGTAATACTCCGTTAAATAATCTTGGTGTTTACTTTCCAGTAATTCTTTAAATGCTCTCCAATTGCTTTTAAGTCCGCCTAAGTCTAACGCTTCCACCTCTAATTCCTCCCCTTTGTTTTTTATTCAAATAACGCTTTTGTTATAAAACTAATCCATCATTATGCTTTCCACTTTGTTCATGGTGGCTTGCATATCTTGATACGCACCTAATATATCTTTAGTCTTATAATTACGTTTACCTAAATTTATGTGTACTTCCCATCTAATCACACTGAATCTATCTTCGCTTTTTCGTTGCTTTTCTAAACGAATAACCGCACGTCTACGTACCATTTTCACTACGATTCCTCATTTCTTAACAAAATTCAAATTTTGTCTTAATATCCGTTATCCTGGCGCTGGTGGTTCACTTCATTCTTTTTGTAATAACCTTGTTCAATTTCTTCAAATGTGAATCCTAATTTCTTACCTAACCCTAAAAATGAGTACAATAATTCTTCATAAAGCTCAATATCTTGAGTTGCACGAAATTCCGATATACCTTCATATACATTGTTAAATTGATTGACTAACGTACTTGCCGTATAGACGTTTGCATTATGTTCTAATAATTTCAGGCTATATTCATTAGGATTAAATCCGATGCCATTCCCTAGTGAAGCTATAAAATGAAATCCATCTACATACTCCATTAAAATAACTTCTTTTTCACTAGGTCCTTTATTGCTCCAATGCTTAAAGCATCTTGTTTCATTTGCAAGTTCTCCAATTTCCACCTGTAAAGCAAGGATCATATTGTAAAATAAATTTTGTCCTTCCAATCCATGCTCCTTAATGATTCTTGTATCTAATACCTTTTGCATTCCGAATATTTTAGTTAAGTTCATTTTGATTTCCCCTTCCTATTTAGCAAATTCCTAATCCTATCGGACGATTTGTTATTAATTCCTGATCAGCTTGGTCTATCACAAGGAGCGCAACCTCCGCTTGGTGCCTCCTTAACGCTTTTGCCATCTTTGGCAAGCTCATACCTTGTTTCCACATTTCACGAAAACGAATTACATCTCTTTCATCCCAAATAAAGTTAGCTTCCTCTAAAGCGATGTAAATTTTTAATCTTGATTCCTTCATCGCTTCATGATTACTTGCTACGCTCATAAGCGAACCTACTTTCTAAAAATGATTATTTTATCTTTTCAGTAAACTTAGTATCCACTCGATCCACTTTACCGTTAACCCATACTGCGACTTGCTCACCAAATCCACTGATTGGCGGATTAACTGCCGTAACATTCCCGTCCTTGACTATATAAAGTTTGTTGCTGCTAACATCAATTTCTATTTTTTTCATATGTCCCTCTCCCTTTTACTACCGCATGTACTCGACAACATCAGGTTTGAATCCACTTCCTAAGTAAATCCGTACCGGAATTATTTCTTTTTTATCCCTTGCTGCCTTACACAATTCTTCAGCCGTATCCCAATTAAAAAACTTATCTACAGCTCTTTGAAATCTCCATATTGCCATTACATATTGTTCAAAGATGTCATAGCGATCATCTTGTTTAGTTGTGCGTGGTAACTCATCCGTACACTTTGCATTCTTTGGAACTTGGACGCGTACATCAGCGTATGTATTGCGTCCAGTTCCTCTCTTCACATTGGCCTTCATTACATCAAACTGACAAATTTCCGGTTCTACATCGAAAATATTAAGTTGTTTAGCCATGTGCGATTCCACTCTTTTCAAGAATGCCCAGTAATTCATTTGCTCCTTCTTTACTTAGAAACATTCTTCCATCCAGCAATTCCATGTTTGATTCAGAAACTTCACCCGTTACAAAGCATGACTTATCCTGTTTTCTTAAAACGATGTTTTCCCCTTCAACATGAAAGCCTAATGGTGTACCTTCAGCAATTCCTAAAGTTCTGCGTAACTCTATCGGAATTACTACACGCCCTAGCTCGTCCACTTTTCTTGAAACACCTGTGTTTTTCATAACTTTCTCCTCCTTGTTAGCTAACTTTTTGTTGTTTATCCCGTTTCAACTCTTGTTTCATTGATTCAAATTTGATTAACCATGCTTGCCAACGCTTATCGTTTTCTTCTTGCTGCTGCTTTGCTTCCTCACAGTTACACCCTTCCGTTAGAGCTACACCTGGATAAATTTCTTTACGAATAATTCCTTTATTACGGCATAATACACACATCGTTATTCCTCCTTTTATGCTTATATAAACCTTTGTAAACGTTGCTTCGCTATCTCTCTTCTATAACTAGCGGCTTCATTTTTTACAGTTAGACTTGTTTCAACCATTCGGTCATATGAACGTTTTCCAACTTGATTTTTCAGTTCTTTTGGTTCTAAATTACTCGTATATAAAGTAGGAAGTTCTTTTCTATACCGACCATCGATAATATTGAATAATTTTTCTTCTACCCATTCCGTAGTTTTTTCTGCTCCAATATCATCTAATATAAGTAAGTCGCATTCTAAAAGTGCTCTCATGATTTGCGTTTCGTTTTCCTTATTTTCACTATTGAACGTACTGCGAATACGTTGTAATAACTCTGGAACACTTTGAAATACTACGATGTATCCTTTTTTAGAAAGTTCATTTACAATCGCGGCCGCTAGGTGTGTTTTACCATTACCAGGTTCTCCCCAAAGCATTAACGATTCTCCATTCCATTCTTTAAACGTTTTCACGTATTCCACTGCGACTTTATAAGCTGTCTCTGATCCATTTCTATCTAGAAATGATTCAAATGTGCTTTTCGAGAATCTTTCTCCTAAATTACTGATACTGAACAACTTTTCTATTTCTCGTTTCTTAGCAAAATTTTGAGCTTCACGTATTTTTGCTTCTTCACGTTCCACAACACACTCACATGTAGGAAGTATTTTGTTTTTAATACGTAACTGCGGAACTTCTACAGTCATTGCAGCGATATATTTATTACAGTGTTCGCATGTATACCCTTCTGTTTCTTCACTACAAGCCGATGTATTCACTATCCGAGTCATCACTCTTCCGATTGATTCCGACACGTTTTTTCACTCCTTTTTTAGAATTCATTTGAATAGTTAGTTGATCAAACTTTTCACGTAACTTTTTAGGAGATAAAATATTGCCTTGCCAGAATGGATCAGCTTGGCACCAATCAATAACATCTTTAATCTCTTTTAATTCACGGTTATCCTTTTCACGCATCAACCTAAAGTCATTTGACCAAGAATCGAAGTTAGGTTCTTTTTGTTTAGGGTTATTACCCTTGATTTTCTCAAACAAATACTTAGCCCCGTTGGTGTCACAAGTTTGAAACTTGTGACGGGAAGGTTTTTCTTTCTTCTTTTTATCTTTTTCTTTATCTATATCTAATTCTTTATCTTCTTCTATATCTGTTGCGTGACTTAGCGTGATTGTCTCGTGACTGTCACGTGACATCTCCAATTTGAGTTTTTCCCTCTGTTTTTGTTTACGTAATCGATTTTGCTCACGGATTTTTTCTAATCCATCAACGTTTTGATGTTTTTCCCAATTCGAGATACAAATGTACTGATCATCTGTTATCTCAATCATTCCAAATTGCTGAAATGTTTGAAGCGCTAACCTTACTGTAGCAATTGGCCTATTAAATAGTGTTGCAAGCATTTCATCTGAGTAAGGAATATTTTTACTAAGAAAAATATACCCGCTCGCATTTGTTTTTCCGGCTTGCGCTAATAATCTAATCCATATAATTAGTAAGGTATCAGCTTCGGGCATGCTTTCGATTAAACGTATTTTTTCATCCTCAAACATACTAGTTGAAAGCTTTATCCATTTAACTTCTGACATTACAACTACCTCCTCGTACAAACTGCCACATATGCTTGTCCACTTTTGATAATCCGTTGAATTTCATAATGCGGATAACCAACTTTGAAATACTCTTCAATCAATTGTTTCAATTCATCTTTGCTTTTCGCTAAGCTCCAGAACTTATTAGGTAATAGCACTTGATATTCAATTAAATCCATGTACTATTTCCCTACTTTCCGTGATATACTTATAACAACTTGTTTTTTTCAAAGGACCCATTGCCGTGGGTCTTTTTATTTTGTTTCACATCACTCCAAGCCCATTGTTTTATTGGCTCGTAAGTGATGTAAAGCAACCATGAACCACATGCGATTAATATTGCAAATATGACTAATGACGTTGTATCTTCCACTAGATCACCTCCTTATTGTTCAGATATCCATTGCAACAAGAACTCTTTCACTTGTTGAGCTGGGAAATACCATTTTCCCCCTACTTTGTGTTTCGGAAATCTAGGATCAAAAAAGAATGTTTTTTGAATGGTATTCCATCCCATACAAGTTCTTCGTTTTAATTCGTTAGCGTCCCAATATACTAACTCAGCATCGATTTCTTTAACCTTTTCCGAGATTTCTGCTAGATAAAGACTTCTTACTTCTTTTTCATCGACTTGAACACTAATCATTTTCATATCTCCTTTTCTGTAAAATTGAATTTTAGCTGTTAAGAAATATAATCATCTAATACACTAGGTCTTTCTGGCGGATACCATCCTGCAATAAATCTCATAGCATTTTGATAATATTTCCTTGGGATTTTATCGTATTTAGCTACACCAAAGTGCCTTTTTAGTGCACCATAGATTCCTTGATACGATGCATTGTCATAACCTTCTTTTTTAAGTTCAAAAACACGTTGTTTTACTTTTCGCTGCACAGCTCCCTTGTTTTGCTCAGTAAGCCATAGTTCGTTATCTACTAGAAGTTTCATTTTGTTCATTTCTTCTTCCGTATGATCTTGTCGTGATTTTATTTGTTTTAGTTCAGTCATACTATAGATAATTGCATCCTCAATACTTTCCGGTTGTTGCTGCGACTTTTGGATGTGTTCTTTCATTCGCTTGAACTCTTGCAAGAACTTAATTTTCATTTTCATTGCCTCTGGTGTTATGTAGCTCATTGCAACTATCGAAAATGCATCTTCTGTAAGATTGAATTTTGGATACCATTGTTTGTTTTGATAATGTTGATATTGGGTATGCTCAAAGTTGAGCTGCCCCCATTCAACTTCATTCGCCTCAAATAATTTTTCTAGTTGGACCTCTATATCTCGCATTACATTTTTATGTTCTTTCCCAAACATTTGGGCCATTGTTAAACTATCCGTAACAACTTGATTTCTTTCTGTAAAAACAAATTCACTTACTGGATGCTGTAAAACTTGTAATGAATCCATCTCTATTTTCACTCTCCTTCTTTTCAAATGATAAATTTTTTATCGTTGAATGCCGAAAAATAATCAGGAAACAGTTCTTTAACACTTATGTTAAATACCTCCTGATATTTCACCATTATATCCGGTCTCGGTATGTATCCACTTTCAATCTTACGAACATAAATCGTTGATATACCTATCTTTTCAGCTAATTCCTTTTGTGTGAATTTCATCTTTTTTCTTTCATTTCTTAAGATGTTATCCATTTAACCACCTTCCATTTCAACTCGCGTTTCTTTGTTGACTTCAGTATAAATGATAAATTTTTTATCGTCAACAAATTTTATAAATTTTTTATCATTTTTACGAAAGGGGGTTTAAAGTGATAAAATTTGTATCTATAATGTAATTAAGGATTTACTGAGAGGGGAAATTTCAAAATGACTTTTGGAGAAAAACTTAAACAACTGAGGGGCAAGCGTACACAAGGTGATGTAGCTAACCTGTTAAACATATCAAGAGCAACATACTCGCATTTAGAAAATAACCGCATCGAACCTAGTATGACTGTATTAAACTCTATTGCAGATCTGTTTTGTGTTTCAACAGATTACTTATTAGGAAGGTCCTCAGATCCACGTTTAACTGAAGAACAAGACAAAATCACTGATGAAATGGCTAAAAGATTTATGGAATTAGTAGCTGATCTGCCTAAAGAAGAGCAAGAAAACGCATGGAAACAAGCGGCGATGTACGTGAATTTCACTAAAAATCAAAAATAATACACATCATAAAAGAAGCTAACTACTCAGTTAGCTTCTTTTAATTTCTTTTCTGTATATGTATGAGAAGTGATTTCCTTTAAAACTTCTTCTAAGTTAGTCCCCTTGTTCTCTAAAAGCCACTTAACCATTAATTCTTTTGCTATTTTCTCTTTAACCATTTCAAATCCCCCCTACATCCCTTGAATAATTGTATTTTTTTGGAATTAATTCTGTTTTTAAAAATTCTACAAAAAACAGAATATCTCCAGAAACCACGAATGCGACCACCCTCGAAGGATGATCGCATTCTTTATATCATATATTTAATATCCAAGTATTACCAGCCACCTGGATCTTGAGAATATAAAACTATAGGTTGTTTAGCTTCTGTTGCCGTTTGTTCGATTTGCTCGGTCGGCACATTAGAAGAGTTCAATAAAAATCCTCCTAATATAGCTAATATTGGTATAATTGCTAAAAGTTTTTTCAAGTGGAATTCACCTACCTTTAAAGATAATTATACCATTTTTTCAAGATAAGCCCAAGTATATTTTTGTCATTTGCGAGTAAAATATATCGCCTTTTCGCAATAAATTTTCATGTGCTTCTTCCATCAAACGTTTATTATCTTGTGCCATTGCTAAGTAGACAGTTTGTATAGGAGTTAATGTACCACATTCTTTTTTTAGTTTTATCAACATTTGCTCCGCCTCTTTTTTAAAACCTTGTCGTATCTTCAAGAATGCTATTTCAGCTAGATGAATTTCGTTCAATGTATCCAGCTCTTTCGCATGATATATTTTTAAAAAAGATAATGTATACTGGAACATTTTCTTTTTCTCTTCTACGCCAACATAAGTTAAATCTTCTAAAATCTCATAAGCTTTAAGTAAGTATTTTTTTGATTTCTCGTAATCCTCAAAAATGTAGGATTCCCCTAATTTAAAATAGGCTATAGCATTCGGTAATAAATAATATGGATTAAGTTGACAAACACTTAATATTTCATCGCATTTCTTTCGCGCTTCAGCAACACTTCCATCCCTTAACAAAAGAACAGCTTCAGCCTCTTTTAAACGTAAATCAAATGTCTTTTCTATAAATTCATTTGATATTTCTTTAATATTGTTCTGAATTTCATCCATTTTATCGGAAATTAAATTATGATTTCCTGTTTGATATAGTAATTGGCATAATAACAAATCGATTAGAACTTTCATTTCTAAACAACTTGTCTTTTTATTTTTTTCTCGCATCAAATTATAAAATTCAAGTAGTTCAACTTTTTCAGTAAATCTTTTATGAATTAACTCATAGACATTAGACCATTCTCTATTTATACCAGTTTTCGATTCCCTCTCTTGATCTACGATTACTTTTAATGAGTTGAAATCACCACGTAACGATAAATATTCCATGATTTCTCTTCTATTTTTGGGTTTCGCTACTTTCGCATATCTAGAAATAAATTCTCTTTCCGTATTCGTCCCTTTATTTAACAAAGCTAATGATGTAGATAGGTACGAAAAACGCATCTGTCTTCTTCCTTTAAATACGTCAGACACGCCACTAGGAGATATTCCCCAATATGCAGCTAATTTAGTGTTTGTAATTCCAGCTAAACATAAATCACCTTTAAGCCTGTTTAATAATTCTTGCAAGATGTTGTCCCCCTTGTCGGAACAAAAAGACACGTCATACCCATTTTTAACTTTTAAGGAAAACGCGTCACTACATTCAAAAGATGTGTTATAATTTATGTAAGACTTGCAGTAAGTGTTTTCCCTAGCGCGATTAGGGAAAGCGGTACTAGGGTGTTCGCTGCACCTTAGTACACGCTGTGAGTCTTTTTTACGTCCGTTAATTTTATTATTATCATAATATCACAAAAATTAGGAAATTCAGTCATGGAGTTATCAGACAATTATTGAGAAAGTTGAGAAACCGCTTAAAATCAACGTTTCTAAGTGATGTAAAAATAAAATATGCAAATATGCATAGAACGTAAGAAGACCTCATATGCATATTTTACCACAAAAACCGAACTTTTGTTCTCTATTTTTTTGTATTGAAAATAGATTTACTATCAATATAACACAAATGACAATAAATCTATCATTTATAGTATATCAATATGTCTATAATTATACTTGTACTATGAAGACATTTAGTGAAACTTTAAAAACGTTAAGAAAAAGTCGTTCGTTAAGGCAAGAAGATTTAGCTCATGAACTAAACCTTAGTAGAAGCCAAATAAACAATTACGAAAATGGTTTTTCTGAGCCTGATCTCACTACATTATTTCACCTCGCTTCCTATTTCAATGTAACACTAGATGTGCTTACAGGTCGCATTGATAATTCGGATGATGAAATGTTACATAATACCTTAATTGGCGTTCAGAAAACATATGGGGTGTTATCTGAAAGTCAAAGAAAAAACTTCTGCAAACAACTAGATTATTATGTTCGTTTTCTTGGTGAGAATAATGAAATACTCTGATTTGATTTCATCATAAAAGAAATCATTTCCAATTCCAAATTGTAAATTTTTCTTTCTTTTACAATTTGAAGGAGAGAGGGAATTATCCCTCTCTCTTTTTATTTTTACATTAATTAGGTTGTCGTGATATTATTCTAATTAAGTTCGACAATGACATATCCCACATTAGGCGTTATGTCATAAATATAAAGGAGGATATCATATGGCAACTTTCAGGAAACGGGGCAAAAAATGGGAATATCGAATCCGATATGTCGATAAAACTACCGGTAAGAAAAGAGAAATCAGTAAAGGTGGATTTGATTCAAAAAAAGAAGCTACCTTTCATGCTAATGAACGAGAGCGTCAATTGTTTCACGGAATGGCTGCGGACAGTAAAAAAACTCTATTAAGTGAATATTTAATTGAGTGGCTAGAAACTTATAAAAAAGACAAAGTGGGGCAAAGCACTTATCTTCTCAATAAAAGAAATATTAATCAGCACATCATTCCGTATTTTCAAAACATCAAATTAGCGGATATGAATAAAATCGAATACCAAAAATTTATTAATCACCTTATAAACAAAGGTTATTCCAAACGAACAGTAGAAATTATTCATTCAACAATGTCAAATGCGATAAAACGTGCTATAGATTTAGAAATGGTCTACAAAGATTTCACGAACAGAATTCTAATTGCTGCGGATCGTTTCAATCAGCATTCAAAAAAAGTAAACTATTTAACAAAAGAACAAGTATCAAAATTATTGAATGCGGCCCATAAAGATAAAATTCTGTACTATACATTAATTTATACCTTGGTGGAATCTGGTATGCGTAAAGGTGAAGCGACAGCATTAGAGTGGGATACAAATATTGATTTAGATAACAAAATGATTCACATTGATAGAACTATAAATTATCACGCTTATACTCCTACAGGACAAAAGAACAGTAAGGACTTAATAGGCAAAACGAAAACTTATGATTCTGTGCGTTCAATTACTATTTCGGATAGACTTGTCTCTGTGCTTAAAACATTTAAAACATATCAAAATGAATGTAAACTAAAACTTGGCGCTAAGTATGATAAAACCTTTGATTTTGTGTTCACAACTTCAGGAAAACCGATACCACATTCCACATTAAAAAACGTTTTAGATCGTATTTTAAAAAATGCTGAAGTACCTAAAATTCCTGTTCATGGATTAAGACATACTCATGCTGTTCTTCTATTAGAAGCTGGAGTAGAAATGAAATATATCCAGGAAAGATTGGGGCATAAAAGTATAGAAATTACTTCTAATATTTATTCACATATCACACCTAAAATAATTGAAAATGAACAGAGCAAATATGAAGCTTATGTGGGGCGAGAATTTGTTTTTTAA